CCCTTTTGGAAGATTACGCCTGGAGCAGATTGTATACCAAATGAATTACCCACATGGTTTGATAAACTTGTTACAGCAAGACCGGCAACACCATCTCTTGAAGATGCAACATTAGGTACGTTTTGAATAGGATCGGTTGTGCCAACTTTAAATTTATAAAGATTAACAGTTAAAGCTTCACCAGATTGGAACTGTTTATAAATTGTGGATGTATTTGTATAGTTAATAAAGAATGTATTTAAATCTGGTGGATTTGTTTGATAGCCTTGAGCAGCCTGAATAATGTTTGCTGTCAGCCCTGATGTTCCACCAACGACCTCATAAACATAATCAAGTTCTACTGTCTGCCCGAGAATAGTTTCGGTTGCCCTTGTACTAATATAATTTCTTGGGTCAAAGCCAGCAATATCAATAAGTTTTACAAACTGAAGATCATCAAGTTCTGTAAAGTTACAACCTTTAACAATACTACCTTCTTTGAATATATTGTCTCCGAATTGCTCTACTTGGTCCTGAAGCGTAGTCTGCAGCTGAGTAAGCTCACGAGCTTGAACCGCAAATCCTGGCTTGAACAGAACGCGATAATATTGATTTTCTTGATCGAAATCATCAAAATATGGAGCTTGATTGAGGTTTGTGTTAATAGGCATCTTTAATTATTTTCCTTAAAATTCCAATACAAACTTAAATTCTTCTCGGGAAAGGTCTGTACGTGCGAGTGGAAAGAAATCTTCCATAAAGTACACTTCACCTGTCCTTTGAATGTAATTTGAAACTGTAATATTATCTGCTATAGGTGTATTTATTGAAATTACTTGACCTGTTTCATTTCTAAATGGTAAAGTTAAATCCAGTGATGTATCTCCATTTCCAGTATTGGCATAATTCTGGTATGGACCCATATATTCTGCTAAGTAAATGGTGTTTGCTGTGTCATCAACTTCATGAACCCTTGCAGAGAATATAATTTCGTTGTCGGTATTAAGTTGCGTTATAGTATTATTTGCTGTAACCTTCGCATAGTCATTCGTGACCACCGCAATTCGGTTATCAAAAATATCCGGTGCTGTATTTGCAAATGAAGGTGTTCTTACAACTCCTACTGCAGAGTATGTATTAACGTCTCCAATTACTGTATTATCTGCTGCTGAAATGTAACCATATATACTCAGATTTTTACATTTAAATTCATCAATCAGATTAATTCCATGTCCACCATCTGGTGATAATACTGCTCTTACAGAAGCTCTTATATCTGTTGTAGTAGTATCTTCTGGATTAAAGTCATAGATTGGATCCACAACTCTTGCCGTGACGTTATGATAGCCAGAACCTTGTCGTATTACAATAGCATTATTAATTTGACCATCAATAATATTTGGAATAGCTACTGCACCAGTTCCGTCTCCTTTAATCTCAATTTCCGGAAAGATTCTAATTGATGCACTATCACCAACACCAGCAGCACCTGGATTCGCAGACCCAGTTAATAGACATGGTCCTACTCTTACCTTAACCTTATTGGTATTTGTATCATAGAAATAATATGTGATTTTAAATAATCTTGAAACACCATTCGGGTTTGTTGTATAAACGTATTGGCCAGTATAATAGTTTGTTATTGGGCTTAGCGTTCCATCAGGGTTAATATCCAATTCGTCACCAGTTGGTGATTCGGACAAAGTGCCAGTTTCCTGAACATAACCATTATTAATCGTTGAATTTTCTACAATAACATCAGAGATTACAGAACCGCCTTGGTCAGATGGTTGGATTACTGCATTATTAGCTGTCATGCCAACTAAAGGAATAAAACCTAGAGCATTATATGCCTCAAATTCCAAATCGGTAATTCTGTACATGTATTTCCATACATATCCATCAGCTGTTTTATAAATCTGATTTGTCGTTGTTGAATTATAGTTTGGTGGATTTGAAACCGTTGTGCTATTATTATTGTCTAAACATTTATAAACTCTATAGTCACCCGTATCATTTTGAGTTGGGCCTACGACAGAATAAAAGTTTTTACCAACTAAATCTACTGTATCATCATATTCTGAATATACCTGGCCAACCTGCCAAGGGTAATAAGGAATACAAAAATGTATATCAGCATCGGCAACTTTTTTACCAAATAATGTTTTCTCTTTAAATTCAGTTTTTGATCTGAGAGTATCATTAGGGTCAAAAGTATCTACTGAGCTCACGAAGATATAAAACTCTTGATTGCTGTTTAGATCAGACAAAAATAGCCTGGTTAAATCGCTTTTTAAACTATTACTTAATATTTCTGCCATGATTAGCTCATTTGAATTTCTGGGTGGTTATGTTTATTTATTATCATTTCATATATTCCATTTTAAGAAGAGAAGATAACTTTTCTTCGAGGCCAAACCGAACCTGATGTAGGTCGTCTCTTGTATGTTGTTTGTTCTGCACCACCCGCAATATATTTGCCGGTTCCCATTCTTACTGCCCAAGGAATATGAACTCTTAATGGTGGTGTTCCATATAATTCTGTTAAATCTGCTCCACCATTTTGGGAATCGCCAGTCTTAATACGATTCACTTCTGATGAGTTATATAATTTTGTTGAAGATATATCTGCTGCAGTTGGTATACTAGAGAAGTTAATTAAATCCTCTCCTATTAAATTTTCTTTTGCTGAATTTACCATTAACTCTTTTAACTGAGCCATTGTTGGCCAAACTCCTCTTTGCGTGACATACCATTCTAAAAATACGGTTGCACAACCTGCAGCTACCGGCGCAGCACAACTTGTTCCACTAAAATAACCCCATTGACCATCAGAATATGTGCCTGTTGGATAGCTTGTCCATGTAAATGCACCATAAGAAGCAAAATCGCACATAGGGCCTCGATTGCTATAATCATCCAATAGTCTATTTACATCGTCTTGTTGACATGCAGCAATTGTAAATTGGTTAGGTCCACCATCAATTTCATTTCTATTAACAAATTTATTTGTGTCTGTTGATATGGAACCAGAACTGAATTGGTTAAAGCCATTACTATCTGGATTATTAATAACATATGTACTTCCACTTTCAATAGTAATTTGATTATTGTGCCTTGGGTCCTCTGGGCTTACACCTACGTGAGCATTATTACCTGCAGATTTAAAATGATATATTCCACCAGCTGAAGCATAACTAGACATTATAGTATCAAAGGTCGAATATCTTGTTTGGTCAGGTATTGAAACCATCCATTTATCAATTGTTGGTCCATTCGTATCTAGGATAACTCTAGGAATTGCAAGATTATCTGCGAATACTGAGTAGTCGTCTCCCCAACCAGAAGGTTGTGATTCTGACACAATAATTTGACCGACCATTGAACTATGATACTCACAAATATAATAGTATGTGCCGGCAGAACCTGGGGTCCAAGACATTGAAGCAGAGCCTTGTCCAGATGCGCCCGAAACTTGTTGACCTTGTCCTGTTGTGGCAGCAGTCTTGAAGAACATTGGGTGCGCACCATTTGCATTGTTATTCATAGTAATCGTATCACCAACAACTGCATTAATTGTCGGGTCATTACCAGAAATCGTTCCGCTCCTATCAGTTCCATTTACAATATAATCACTTGAACCAGACGCAGATGCAACTAAGGTTATAGTTTGAGCACTACCTGTTCCTGTTGGTCGTGTATGTGTTGTCGACGCACCAGTATCCTTATCATATGTTACAAAAGTTTTAATATCTTCTATTTTATAAAATTGTTCATGTTCAACGCCTGAAAATCCCCAAGCACCTGTAACTATTGTTGCGTTTTTTAAACCAGTCTCAGCGTTAACAGACTTAGCATTATGCCAGGCAAGAACTGTCTGGTATGCTGTTGCGACACCATCAGACAAATACATAACTCTCAGAGTTGATTTTTTACCCCAACCACAATATTTGCCACCAGCCGCACTTAATACACCAATCGCATGAGCTGAAAAGGTATTGGCATAACCATTTGTTATCTGGTTATTTCTTGTTGAACTAGCCGAACCATTTACAGTTGACCAATCCATAGCAATAAATTTGGAATTATTAGAATCCCATTCTTCAAAGTCAACATGATCTTCAGTTCCAGCATAACCTGCCAAAGGAGCTCCTGCCTCAATAGCAACTATATCAACATACTCGCCAAGGAAATTACTTTTTACAGTATCATCAAATTGATATTCAGCACCCTGAAAATAACCAAAAGGTGGTGTTCCATCTGCTGTATTAAATTCACTTGTAAAAAACATATTTAAGCCAGTATGGGCTGCACCAGCACCACTACTAGGATTGAATTTTGTTCTATATGATACGGTTGGACCTTCATACCTTGGAGTTGAGCTAGGATATGATATCGTTTCAATAACAGTTCTTTCCGGTCCTATTTCTAAAACTTTTTCACTTGATTCCAGTATTGCAGCTTCATCTTCTGTCAGTCTCATACAAAGTAGCATGTCAAACATACTTAAGTTATCATGTACTTCCATGCCAGCTGCTTCAGTACTTATAAAGGCTGCTTCATCTGTGCCTTCTTGAAGAACTAAGTTATAAAGTTTCTTACTCATATATTAAGACTCTAATTTAAGTGCTTGTATTATACATTGTACGGTTCCGGCAGAACCACTATTATTTTGTATTGCTACTGGAACCTCGGTTTCACTATCATCAAGCCAACCTGAAATAGCAGGAGTGATTTTAAATTCTGTAGAGCCAGAGCCTGTTGCAATAAATTCTGCAATAACACCAGAACCATCTGCTGGGTCAGTACCTTGTGTTCTACTTGCATCAGCTGTCCTTGCTGCTGTATCAGAATATATTCTTACCCAACATTGCTTGTCAACAGTAACTTTTTGTAATGAGAATGATTTACCTAATGTTGCATATGCGACACTAGCACTTGCACCATCTGCAATTGAGGATGTAGTTTCGGTTTCGGAAACACGTACTGCACCAGAACCGCCACCACCGCCAGTTTGGTCAGCAACCCAAGCGTAATCAGAACCAGTCCAAGATAAAATTTCGTTAGTGCCTGCTGCACTTGTATTTAAATGAGTATCAACATCTGAATTAGTATATGCACTAGTAGGAGCAGCAACCGAAAGAACACCAGCTGTTGCTGTTATATTAGCGCCAGCAATGGCTGCAACTATATCAACAATACTTTCCTTTTTACTTGCATTACTAGCATCGGCATCAATAAATCCAATACTATCACTGGCGACATCAATGTCTCCACCTACCAAAGAATTTAAATCAGTGCCACCACCGCCTCCACCAGAAACAGAAGCATTAATTGTAATTGCATCATTGGTCGCGTTGGTTGAAATAGTGATATTTGAACCAGCAATAAATGTAATTGAATCCTCTGGGTTATCAGCTGCAATACTGTCTTGGCCAGCAACAGAAAAAGTAGAGAATGCATTTTGATTAACATCTCCACCGCCACCGCCACCTGAGCCACCAGCTGCCCATGTATATGTACCATCAGCATTTGTTTTAAGGACATAATCAGCTGTTTCGGTATTGGTGATATTAGCTAAATAAACATGTTTGCTTAGAGGATCTGTATAACTTGTAATATCATTAAGGGAATTATCAGCTAATAATTTTCTCCAAGAACCGTGAGCATAATATAATGAGCCGGTATCGTGTGTATGAGCGACAGCGCCGTGATATGTGCTTGCTGTCGGTAAGTCAGCATATAGAGAATATAAGAATGTTATTTTATGAGGCTTGCCTACTAGATCCAAATTTCCATTTGAATCAAAGAAGTTTGTGATACTACTACCACTTCCTGCCCCGAAATATATTTCGTTAAAATTATCGTTTACCTTATCGAATGCATTTCTGAGCGGGTCACCTGTCCCGTCGTTCGCCGATGCTCCGATTTGAATTATTTGCTTAGCCATGTTGTCCTCTAATTAAATTCCTTAATTGTATATTTATATTAAGCCCCTGTAACATCTCTCTGCTCTTTAGTTCTTAGTCCAAATATGTAAGGAAATACTGGGGTGTTGAAATCGCCACTAGCAAAGGTTAAAAAATATGCGTATGTGCCGCCTGGGTAATCTGGGGTAATACAAAATCTGCCATTGTATTCATCTAATGTTCCTGCGTTGGTAACGTATTCGTGGTCTTGAACAAAACTTCCTGCTGGGATTTGTGAATAAGTAAATCCTCGGTTGTTACCTTCAGCCGACAATGTACTCCAACTGCTTGTCATTTGTACTGGAGTTGATTGTGGGTCATCAGCTGTTTGATATCCGTATGGGCCGTATAAAGGATATCCGTCAAAACACCAACCTAATACTTTGCTGTGGCCGTCTGTATGTCTAAATTTATCTCCACCAAAATCTGTATCATTATAGTAAGGAGTTCCACTTGAAAGTTTAGAATCCCAACAATTTGTTAAAAACGCGCCAGAGTGATAATGATATTCTCCATTTGATTCTGGATGACCTCCACATGCATCTACACCATAAGAAGCTTCATTAAATACAGCATTAAAAGTCCAACCTGCATTCGGAATTTGATTCCCTCCAGGTAGTCTGCCCGGTGCTGCACTAGGACTAAAAAGTACTGCTCCATTATTTGCAACACCCATTGGTCCTAAAGCTGTATCCTGTGGGCTTGAAGTATTTGTTCCAGCTCTATATTCAAATACAAAATTATAATTTTGATCTGAAATTGTATTATTACCACCAAAGCCAGCACGCTGAGTTGAACCATCGTTCGTTAATGATGTTCTTCCTGCCTTAGCTGGATATGGGTCGCCGTCTGATATAATAGTTATTGTTGGCATATTATGTTACCGTTATAGTCGTTGTACTTGGGTAGGAACCGTTTGCATCACTGATAGCCATTTCGGATGGATTTGTAGTTGTTGGGCCATTATATCCACCACCCTTAACATGGTCAGCTGTTACATATGTTGTGTCTATTGTAAAGTTAGTGATACCAGCATCTAAAATCTGTAGGTCAGCTATATCTAATGGAGAACCATATCCATCGTCATTAAAGGCTCTATAGAATCTTGCCTTTGTCGCACCATTTGTTTTTACTTTGTAAATAAAATTGCCGAACATTTTTGCGCCGGACAAGTGCATGTTTTCTATTAATAGTTTTTCGTAGCGTTCTCTACCTAACTTTGTTTTAATTTCATATGAATATTCTTGGTAGAAATCACTATCCTGAATTCTCTGTCCTGATTCAAAATAATCCTGGGAGACAACAGTAGTTGTATTTGTAACATTATAGACAATGTTTTCCATCTGTGAATACCAAGGCTGAACTCTTAAACTTGGTCCTATAATATTATTCCATCGTGTCGTACTTGTAGAAGCCTCAGCTGTTTCTGTGTTTGCCAATAATGTGTACTGCGCCGAGTCACTTGCATCTATCACACCATCTTTATTGATATCACCGAAGGCAAATCCATCTGATGCCGTAGTCGTTACCCAAGTTTCAAATGCCGATGTTAAACCAGCAACACTTCCTGCCGGATCACCGCCGCCTATAATTACATCCAATGCAGTTGCGAAATCAAGGTCTGGAAGGATTTCGGTTGTTATTGTTGTTCCTTTTTCAATATATCCATTAATATGGCCAGATGTATCAGCCCAGAACCCAGAGGTAACACCTTGTGTATTTGCAGCAAGAATTCCTTGAGCATAAATTTTACCGTCTGAATCCTCTAATGAGGCAAGTTCGCCATGTACGTAACCTAAACCGGAATTTTCAATTCCTACAGTTTTAATTCTACCTTCTCTAAATTCGGTGTCAGCATCCACAAGTGCGTTATCACCATAAACTCTACCAGTATAGTCAATACCAACACCAACAACAGTATATTGGTCGCCGTTGCCGGTGGCAATATTATTTGTATTATTAAACCCATAATAATCAAAAGGTCTTACTGTAATTGAACCAAACTCTGTATCAAGGGCGAGAACCTCTCCTTCCAAACCAGCATTATCTGGGTCGGATAGAATCTCACCAACAGTAAAGTTACCAGCAATACCAGGTTCTGTAAATCTTAAAATTTGGTCTCTACGCTCAAAGTTTCTAAATACACTATCCTGTGCTCTGGCAAATACACTGTTTGTGTAATCTTGTCCCGCATTAAGATTATCAAAGCCTGCAATTTTTCCTATTGTAAGTGTTTGTATATCAAAGGCAGTATTAAGTGGTGTTGCCAAAGTAACCGGGGAAGCTGTACCAGTCATATTTGGTGGTTCAAAATCAGCAGCATTAAGTACCGTTGCTAAATGAGGTGCGATTGGGTCAGTAATTACATATGCCTGAGAAGTATTTGTCAGCGAGGACACTATAACATTGGTATTTGCATTTAAACCATCTGGGAACAATACACCAGGCGATGTTGAATTAACAGCTGAGATTAAAGCAGGATTAAGTGTAATGTTTGGGTCACGGTCAACAGTACTAATAGCACGACTAATATCAAACGCGCCATTGGCTACTGCTAAATCCATTTTTACGCCAACAGTATTTACGTCTTGTCCTATAACAATACCTTGGTTACCATCAGTATCTTCTAATGTTTCATAAAGAATAAAATCCTGATTAGGATTATTTACAACCAAAGCCTGATTCGAAACCAATAACCTTGTATTGTTAATCGTGTAACCATAACCACCACTATCAACATCGTATTCAACTTCACCAGTAGTTTTATTTGAAAGTTCTGTGACAACAGCTTTACCGCCTCCACCGTATTGTGAAGTAACATCAAATACATCACCAACTTTATTCTCGGTTGTACTTATTAAATCATCATTGATTGCTATGGCACTTAATGAACCATTTACACGACCAAATGTTATGACTTCGCCGCCGATGTTTGTAATTAATTCATCATACTGAGTAAATGAACCTCTTAATTCATCAATGTAGATAATGGGTGTTTGAATGCCATTTAATACAACAAAGTTAATTTTACTTACTGCTGCTTTTGCACCAGAAGCAGAACCCGTAATATTACGTGAAATTAAATCTTTATATTCATATCGTTTATCTGTCTTTGAAAAGAATATACCTGAGTTTGGATATAACTGAAGATATATTCCTTGACTCCATTGACTGTTAGAAGCCTTAAACATTTTTGCAGCAGGATATGTAATATCAACATCAAATTCTTCATAGAAAATAGCGAAGAAAAGCTCAATACCAGCCTTTGTTCCTTTTCTACGATAGAGGTCAAGAATATTTTTAACAATAAACTTAACAACATCTGACTTAAGTGGTAAATCGGCAAGGAATTTCTTTTGAAAATATATAACCATACTTCCAAGTGTAGAATCTATATCTCTATAATCATTATATCTACGAGAAACATGAACATGTTGATTTGTCTGAGTCTCGGCAAATTTATAATAATCTTCTACTAATTGGACAAGCTCAGAACCGTCTTCCCTGTAAATACCAGGAAATTGGTGTTTAATAAAAAAGGCTATATTTTTTTCGATTATGCCTTGGGTTGCCATAAAATTTTCCTAATTAATAACTTGATGAGCTTGAACTACTACCGGAACTTAACGATCGATCATAACTTGCGGGAGAGGTTGATGATGCTTCTGTCAGCCCGGTTGATTCCGAGACCATATTTACTTTTACATCTGTATCTCTAATAATAAACACTCTACCTTTTGGAGCAACAACATCACTATTTTTCAATCTTGCAAATACCTTAATACCCGCACCAGTATATGCACTAGCGACAAACTTAGTAAGTTTGACTTCACCAGTTTTATAATTTACTGTACCAGCAGCAGGGTTGATAATTTGTGGATTTGAAATATCGTCTGTTATTGTCATCATAACACCATTACCATCATCTGCAAAGTATACGCAAGTACCATTTATATCATCATAAACACTACTTCTGATAGAAGGTTTAAAGTCTGTAAACCCGGAAACACTCTTAAAAGGATATGGTTTAATTAATTCTGAAGAGAACTTAAATATTGGATTTGTTTCAAAGTTTGCAACTGGGGCATATTCAATAATAGGCTGAATTTCAATACTGTTACTCTCAATGCCACCATCGAGTGCATCGATTGCCGAACCAAGTTTTGATACACGAAGTGTCGTGTCGAAGTCTTCCAGGTTTGTATCTGAATAATTTTGTATTGCTGTTCTAATCAAACCTTCAAGTTCTGCTTCAGATTTTTCAGTTCGTTTTGTTGAATAAGTTGAATTTACAATAATGTCTGCGTATATAAATTTGGTCTGAACAAAGAAAGGTTCAATACCTAATGGGGATTTTGACGAAAGATAATTAATATAACCAGCAGCAAGTGTAGAAGAAATAAGTGTCGTATCGTCTGCAAGATAAACTGATATTGCAACTTTACCATATTGAGGAGGATCTAGTTCCTCTCCGCCGTATGCAGACACCGCTGTAATCTCTGGGAATCTTTGTTGTAATAATACTTCGTAATCAGATGTTGTTACAGCACGTTCTTGTATCTGTAATGCCTTAGGGGCAAAATATCTAATACTTTCCATTGATTCTCTATCAGCACCGCCGGAAGCAGGGGATGTTGTTATAACATTAATTGTCGCGCCTTCAAGGAATGCTGTATTGAATGACGAAGCATCGTTCGCCTCTTCACCAGAACAAATACGATACTTTACTCGGATATCTTCTTGTTCCTCAGGCTGTAATCCAAATTTATTGGCACCAAAATAAATTGCATATCTGTCATCAAGATATGGTTCTAAATAAAATACTAAATCCAGAGGTCCGACTCCAAAGATTGTAGATGCCTTTGTAAATACATTTTGGTCCTCTGTAGCCTCTGCGTCAACGAATACTACAATACTGTCGGTATCAACCTCATTATTTGTTAGCTGAACTCTAAGAACACCATCGGCGTCTATGATAAAGCCTTCCCTTTGGAAACTGGTTAGCATTTGTCCTTCAAAGATATCTACATTTTCTGCAGTGTATTGACCAACTCCAACTCTTTTCGCGACATATACTTGGTCAGTAACAAATGTATATGTTTCACCTTGATATGTTGCTGTAAATTGAGTATATTGTGGAATTGTTACAGTAGCATCAGTAAGTGTTGGATCTGTAACTTGTACTGTTACAGTTGCCTTAGCAGACTTACGAGATCTTGGAAGATAATTTAATTCCTTTGCATGAGAAACTATACTATTTTTAAGTACAGCTGAATCAAGGAACATTTCATTAATCGCCATATTAGTATAGAAATTATTTTGAAACGAGTTAAAAGCAAGAACATCAAGCATAGCTGATAGGTTACTACCTTCAAAGTTATAGTCTTTAAATTGCGTCTGCGTCTTTAAATATGTTTTAAGTTGACTT